TCCTCAACAACTGGAGGGTTACGAAAACCACCCTTAGATTAGGTAGTAGAGTAATAGGTAAGTGTATGATGGGTTCAACATCAAATTCACTTGACAAAGGAGGTGACAATTTTAAAAAGTTATATAATAACTCAGATGTTACCAAAAGAAATAGAAATGGACAAACTGCTTCGGGATTATATTCTTTATTTATTCCAATGGAATGGAACTACGAAGGCTTCATTGATGAGTATGGCCACCCGGTATTTGATACACCAAAAGAACCAGCTGTAGGTCCATATGGCGACGTTATAGAAGTTGGTGTTATAGAACACTGGAATAATGAGGCAGAAGGTTTAAAGTCTGATCAGGACGCTTTAAATGAGTTTTATAGACAATTCCCAAGAACAGAAGAACACGCTTTTAGAGATGAAACAAAAAACAGTATATTTAATTTAGTTAAAATATACGAGCAAATAGATTATAATGAGGATTTAGGAAATACTAATGTATTAACTAAAGGTAGCTTTCAATGGGTCAACGGTATTAAAGATACAACTGTAAAGTTTACACCTAATCCTTCTGGTAGGTTTTTAGTATCTTGGGTACCTGGAGAACATTTACAAAATAAACAAATTGTATCTAAAGGATTAAAATCACCAGGTAATCAACACATGGGGGCTTTTGGATGTGATAGTTATGATATATCAGGAACAACAGATGGTCAGGGATCTAAAGGAGCATTGCACGGATTGACTAAGTTTAGTTTAGAAGACGCTCCGGCTAATACTTTCTTTTTAGAATATATAGCTAGACCTCAAACTGCAGAGATATTTTTTGAAGATGTATTAATGGCTTGCATATTTTATGGCATGCCTATATTAGCAGAGAATAACAAACCTAGATTATTATATTATTTTAAAAGAAGAGGATATAGAGGTTACTCTATGAATAGACCTGATAAGCTTTGGAATAAATTATCTGTAACAGAAAGAGAAATAGGTGGTATGCCTAACTCAAGTGAAGATATAAAACAAGCACATGCAGCTGCTATTGAAACATATATAGATCAGCACGTAGGTTTAAAAGAAGATGGGCAATATGGTGCAATGTATTTTAATACTACTTTAAATGATTGGGCTGGATTTGATATAAATAAAAGAACCAAGTTTGATGCAGCTATAAGTTCTGGTTTAGCAATAATGGCATGCAACAGACATTTATACCACCCAAGACCACGAGTAGAGAAAGAAACAATAAGTTTAAAAATAGCTAAATACACCAATCAAGGTGGTTTATCAAAATTAATAGAAAAATAAAAATATGGCTGAGTCAGTTATAACAAGTTATTTTCCAAGCCAAGTAGCTAGCGATGCGGAGAAGATGTCCATGGATTATGGTACTACGGTAGGTAGAGCTATAGAAAGTGAGTGGTTCAATAATACAAATGGAGGAAGTTCAAGTAGATTTCAAAGTAATCAAGTTACATTTCATAATTTAAGATTATACGCAAGGGGCGAACAGCCCATACAAAAATATAAAGACGAATTATCTATTAATGGGGATTTATCTTATTTAAATTTAGATTGGAAACCTGTACCTATTATACCTAAGTTTGTAGATATAGTTGTTAATGGTATTTCTGATAGATTATTTGATATAAGAGCTTATTCGCAAGATCCTTATGGTGTTGACAAAAGAACAAGGTATATGGAATCTCTTATTAGAGATATGCAAACTAAAGAACTTAATGAGTTTGCTAGTGCTGAATTTGGAGTTAATTTATTTGAAAACGACCCTGAAACTTTACCTAAGAATAAAGAAGAATTAGATTTACATATGCAACTTACTTACAAACAGCAAGTTGAAATAGCGGAAGAACAAGCTATTAAAGTTTTATTAGATGGTAATAATTATGATCTAATAAAAAGAAGATGTAATTATGATTTAACTACAATAGGTATTGGAGCTGTTAAAAATGTATTTACTAAAGCAGAAGGTGCTAAGGTAGAATATGTAGATCCAGTTAATTTAGTTTGGTCATATACTGATTCCCCTTATTTTGATGATATATATTACGTAGGAGAAGTAAGATCAGTACATTTAAACGAGCTTAAAAAAGAATTTCCTTGGTTAACTAATGATGAGTTAAAAGAAATAGCAGGGCAATCTGTTACTAATAATGGATTTTATAACAGATCTATAAGTAATGTTAATAAAGATGATTCTAATACAGTACAAGTATTGTATTTTAATTATAAAACTTTTACTAATGAAGTATACAAAGTAAAAGAAACAGCGACTGGTGCAGCAAAAATAATACCTAAAGATGACCAGTTTAATCCACCGCCAGAACTATATGAAGAATATGGTATAGAAAAATTATCAAAATCACTCGAGGTATTATATGAAGGAGTAAAGATAGTTGGAGGTAGAATGCTAAAGTGGGAGTTAGCTAAGAATATGATCAGACCTAAAAGTGATTATTCTAAAGTTAAGATGAATTACAGCATGGTAGCTCCTAGAATGTATCGAGGTAGAATAGAGTCTATAGTAAGTCGTATAACAGGCTTTGCTGATATGATTCAATTAACACATCTAAAGCTACAGCAGGTAATGTCAAGAATGGTTCCTGATGGGGTTTATCTCGACGCAGATGGTTTAGCTGAAGTTGATTTAGGTAATGGTACAAATTACAATCCTCAAGAGGCATTAAATATGTTTTTTCAAACAGGTTCTGTAATAGGTAGATCATTTACACAAGACGGCGATATGAATCCTGGTAAAGTTCCTATTCAAGAAATAACTACAGGAGCTGGTGGAGGTAAAATGCAATCATTGATAGGTAATTATAATTACTACATGCAAATGATCCGTGATGTAACTGGGCTGAATGAAGCAAGAGATGGTAGCACCCCCGATTCTAGAGCGTTAGTTGGAGTACAAAAAATGGCAGCTGCAAATTCAAATGTAGCAACTAGACACATATTGGATGGAAGTTTATTTTTAACATCAGATTTATGTGAGGGGTTATCATTAAGAATTTCAGATATATTAGAATATTCTCCTACAAGAGAAGCTTTTATACATAAGATAGGTAATCAAAACGTAGCTGTGCTTGAAGAAATGAAAGATTTATATCTTTATGATTTTGGTATATTTATTGAACTACAGCCTGACGAAGAAGAAAGAGCTGTACTTGAAAACAATATACAAGCAGCAGTGCAAAGTGGATTAATTGATTTATCTGATGCTATTGATTTAAGAGAAATTAAAAATCTTAAACTAGCTAATCAATTATTAAAAATAAGAAGAATAGAGAAACAAAAGAAAGATCAAGAAATACAACAACAAAATATACAAGCACAGGCTCAAGCAAATGCTCAAGCTCAACAAGTAGCTGCTCAGGCAGAAGTTCAAAAAGGACAAGCTTTGATTCAGCAAAAAATAGAGTTAGCAAACGCTCAAGCGCAAATAGATACTCAAAAATTAATGCAAGAAGCTACTTTAAAGAAAGAGTTAATGCAATTAGAATTTGAAATGAACCTGCAGCTTAAAGGCTTAGAAGTACAAGGACGTAAGTCAGAACTAGTAGACAAAGAAGATAGAAAGGACGATAGAACAAAACTTCAAGCTACACAACAAAGTGAATTAATACAACAAAGACAAAACAATTTACCAGCTCAAGATTTCGAATCAAGTGGGTTTGATACAATGGGCGGGGGATTCAACTTAGGTTCGTCAGACCCTAGGTAATAATAATAGTAACAATTATATAATATTTTATCATGTCAGAAGAATTAGAACAAGAAGTACCCGTTGTTGAGGAAGTCAAAACGGAAGAACCTAAACCTGTGTCAGTTGATGACGGGGTTATTAAGGTTGATTTAGGATTATTAAATAAACCAGCAGCCGATGCCATTCCAGAGCAAGAAACAAATGAAGTGGATGCTGATCAACAAACCACAGCTAGCGAAGAAGTGGTTGAAGAAGTACCACAACAACAAGAGCCCGTTCAAAATGAAGAACCCGTTCTTGAAGAAATAACCAGCGAAGAGGTTGTAGAACAAATTGAAGAACTTGAAGAACAAATAGAACAAGCAGTTGTAGAGCAATCTATAGGTGTTGATCTTCCAGAGAATATTCAAAAAGTTGTGGATTTTATGAATGAGACAGGGGGAAGCTTACAAGATTATGTAAAGCTTAATACTGATTATGCTTCATTAAACGAAACACAATTACTAAGAGAGTTTTATGAAACAACAAAACCTCATTTAGACAGGGAAGAGATTGATTTTATAATGCAGGATAACTTTTCATATGATGAAGATGTTGATGAAGATAGAGATATCCGTAGAAAAAAATTAGCAAGAAAAGAAGAGCTTGCAAAAGCTAAAAAGCATTTAGACGGTTTAAAATCTAAATATTACGAAGAAATAAAAGCTGGGTCAAGAATGGATCCAGAAACAAAAAAAGCGGTTGACTTTTTCAATCGTTATAAAAAGGAAAACGAAGAAGCTAGTAAAGTAACTGAAAGCCAAGTATCTACATTTAAGAGTAGAACAGAAAAGCTTTTTTCTAATGATTTCAAAGGTTTTGATTTCACTGTTGGAGAAAAGAAATTTCGCTACAAAGTTAAAAATGTGGATCAGGTTAAAGACACACAGGGCGATATCAATAATTTTGTCAAGAAGTTCTTGAACGATAAAAATGAAATGAATGACGCCGCTGGATATCACAAATCTTTATTTACAGCTATGAATGCAGATGCAATTGCTAATCACTTTTATGAGCAGGGTAAAACCGACGCTATGAAAGCAAGTGTACAAAAAGCGAAGAACATTGATATGAACCCAAGAGGAGTTCATGAAGAAATCAAGAACACTTCCGGTATGTCATTTAAATCAATTGGATCTACTAAAGCTTCTAAGTTTGGGATTAAAACTAGAAAATAACAAATTTAAAAATTAAAAATTATGGCATTAGGATCATTTACGGGGAGTGCTGGAGCATTGGCTCACTTAACTCCTCGACCTACACAAACGTTGTTTAACGACAACTACCTGTCTTTATCAGACATGGATTTTACACAACAATTCTTACCAGAAGTATATGAGAAAGAAGTAGAAAGATACGGTAACCGTACTATCTCTGGGTTTTTACGTATGGTAGGTGCAGAAATGCCTATGACTTCTGACCAAGTAGTTTGGTCTGAGCAAGGTAGATTGCACGCAGCTTACGACCCAGTAGTAACTACAGCTACTACAGTTATTATTCCAGCTAACGCAGCAGGAGCTTCTCAAAACGTTATTGGCCCAGGTGCTACTATCGTTATTGCTTCAGCAAACGGTTTAGTTGTGGAAAAAGCTTATGTATCTGCAGTATCTGCACCAGCAGCAGGAGTTGTTACATTAACTGTAGCTGGATATCAAGGAGCTATTACTGTTCACGCAGCAGCTAAGATATTCGTATACGGTTCTGAATATGCAAAAGGAACTTCTAACGCAGGAACTTCTGTTGATGCAGCTTTCGAGCAATTCAACAATAAACCAATTATCTTAAGAGATAAATACAATGTGAACGGTTCTGATACTGCTCAAATTGGGTGGGTTGAAGTAACTACTGAAGCAGGAACTTCTGGATACTTATGGTATTTAAAATCTGAGCACGAAGCTAGAATTCGTTTTGAAGATCAATTAGAAATGAGTATGTTAGAAGCTGAAAAAGCAGCGTCACCAATTACGCCAGCTAATTTTGGAACAGCAGCAGGAACTCAACTTACTGGTTCTGATGGATTATTCTCAGCTCTAGAAGATAGAGGATTAGTTTATTCAGATCAAGATTTTGGTGGTGCTGATGGACTTGCAGACTTTGACGTAATATTACAAGAACTAGACAAGCAAGGATCTATTGAAGAGAACATGATGTTCTTAAACAGATCTTCTTCTTTAGGACTAGATAATATGTTAGCATCTGTAAATTCAGCTTACGCAACAGGATCTTCTTATGGAGTATTTAATAACAGCTCTGAAATGGCATTGAACTTAGGGTTCTCTGGATTCAGAAGAGGTTCTTACGATTTCTATAAGACTGACTGGAAATACTTAAACGACGCTACTACTCGTGGATTAGTTGGAGATATTGAAGGTGTATTAGTACCAGCAGGAACTTCTACAGTTTACGATCAACAATTAGGACAGAACATTTCAAGACCATTCTTACACGTACGTTACAGAGCTTCTGAAGCAGACGATAGAAAAATGAAATCTTGGATCACTGGATCTGTTGGCGGAAACTTTACAAGCGACGAGGATGCAATGAACGTTCACTTCTTATCAGAAAGATGTTTATGTGTACAAGCGGCTAATAACTTCGTATTATTCAAGAAGATAGCAGCATAGTAAATTAATGTAATTCTTACCCCTGTTGCATTGACAGGGGTAACTATTACTCTTATAAAATTATTTAATCATATTATATCATGGCAAAACAAGCTACAGCAAAGCAAGTTGAGGTTGCTCCTCAAGTAAAAGCAGTACCAAAAGCGGCTGCAAAACCACAATGGGAATACAAAGACAGAACGTACTTTTTAATAACGGGCAAGTCTCCATTAATTTTTACAATACCTTCTAAACATTCAAGAAACAAGCCTTTATTATATTTTGATAAAGAATCTGGATATCAAAGAGAACTTAGATATGCTACCAATCAAAAAACACCTTTTGCAGATGAACAAAAAGGGGAAGCAACTTTAGGTAGAATAGTTATGAAGAACGGAACAATAACAGTTCCAAAAGAACAAGTTGCATTACAAAAATTATTATCATTATATCATCCACTTAAAGACAAAGTTTACAAAGAGCTTAACAAAGAACAAGACTCTGTAAATCAAATTGACTGGATTGAATTAGAACTGGAAGCATTAACAGCGGCTAAAAATTTAGATGTTGACCATGCAGAAGCAATTTTAAGATCTGAGTTTGGAGAAAAAGTTACACAACTTTCATCTAATGAATTAAAAAGAGATCTAATGATATTTGCTAAAAGAAATCCAGTATTGTTTTTAGAGCTAGCAGACGATGACCATATTCAATTAAGAAACACGGGAGCTAAAGCTGTAGAAGCAGGTATATTAAGTTTATCTTCTGATCAACGTACTTTTACATATGGTTCAGGCGGCAGAAAATTAATGACAATACCTTTTGATGAACATCCTTATTCTGCATTAGCAGCTTATTTCAAGACTGATGAAGGTATGGAAGTTTACAAAGCAATATTAAAGAAACTTAAATAAGTTACCTTATAGTAGTTAGGCTGCTGTAATCGTAGCCTAACTATTATAACAATAAAAAAAATACAACAATGGCAATAAGCGTAAATACTGTTTATCAAAGAGTACTTGGTGTACTTAATAAAGAACAAAGAGGTTATGTAACTGCTCAAGAATTTAACTTATTTGCAAATCAAGCACAGCAAGATTTATTTGAACAATACTTTTATGACATAAACCAGTTTGGTAGAGTGCCTGGAAACAGCACAGAATATTCAGACATGGTAACCTTGCTTAATGAAAAAATTAACATATTTGAAACAATAGACGCTCCTACTAGAGAAAGCAATTATTTTATTGCACCTAGTAATTTATATAGGTTAGGATCTATTGTTTATAAAAACACTACTACAAACTCATTCGGTGTAGCTTCCACAGAACAAATAGAAGCAGAGCGTATTAACGCTAATGAGTTTTTATATATTAATTCTTCACCTTTAACAAAACCTACAAACACTCGTCCTGTATTTATTTCAAATGCAAGTGGTATTAAAGTATATGCAAATTCAGAGGTTACAGATGTTGCTTTAGTGGATTATCAATATATAAAGAAACCCGCTACAGTAAATTGGGCATACCAAATTGTATTCAACGAACCTCTATATGACGCAAGTAATTCCGTAGATTTTGAACTGCACCCTGCAGATGAAGCTGATCTTGTTATAAAAATATTAGAGTTAGCGGGTATATTAATAAAAGATTTAAACTTATATCAAGTTATGAATCAAGAAGAACAAGAAACTATTCAACAAGAAAAAGCATAACATATGGCCTTACCTTTACAAACAGATGAACAATATTATTTAGGTCCCGATGGTATTTGGAATAGCTGGGATGAGGACTATGGGAATTATCAATTTACTAGTATAAAAGATATTATAAATAATTTTATTATATCATATGTAGGTGAAGAGAAAATTATACCTAAAGTAAAAAGAACAGATGTAGCATTCCACGCACAGCGCGGGGTTCAAGAATTTAGCTTTGATATATTACCTTCGGTTAAGAGTCAAGAAATAGAGATTGGTCCAAACCTAAACTTTGTTTTACCAAAAGACTATGTTAATTATGTGAAAATTACATGGACTGATTCTAACGGTATTGAAAGAGTAGTATATCCTGCTATTAATACTAGCAATCCTTTCCCTATATTACAAGATTCTAATTACGAATACTTATTCGATGAGCAGGACGAAGAAATTGTATCAGCTCAGTCTTCAGAAACAAAAAAAAGATTTCAAGCACCCATACAACCAGGGCAGACCGAAAGAGATGTAATACCTAATAATTTAACTTTTTTAAATGATTATGGAAGAAGGTACGGAATATCTCCACAGCAAGCACAAGTTAATGGAGTATTTTATATTGATCAATTGCAAGGTATTATATTTTTTGATTCTTCATTTGTAAATAAGATAGTAACTTTAAAATATATATCAGATGGTATCGGTTGTTCTGACGAAGATATGACCGTACATAAGTTTGCTGAAGATGCTTTATATAAGTATATTGCTTACGCAATACTATCTACTAGAGCTAATACCCCTGAATATTTAGTTGCAAGGTTTAAAAAAGAAAGAGGAGCAGCTAAAAGAAATGCAAAATTAAGATTATCTAATATTAAGATAGAGGAAATTACACAGGT